GGTGATTTAAGAGGTGTACGAATAACTCCATCTTGATATTCATCCCTACGTCTACGACCTTGTTGTTCGATCGCATACGATTGTAGCGCAACTTGATAAGCCTGCGTATAGTATTGTAACATATCTGCTGGACCTTTCAAGTATGCATATGCATTTACCAGACATCCATATAAAAGTAAATCTTGATATTTGTTGGAAAGATAAGTTCCTCCCGTATCTGTAACTAAGCTTGTGGGCTGTTTCACATAAGCCATTGTAATTTCATAAGCTGCATTTGGAGTAGGTGCTACTACCCAATAATTAGCGTCCCAATTGGCATAATATCTAGGTAATCCTGACGCAGTTGAAGGAGTATCATAAAATTCTGCCATATAAGAAGGGTCTTTACTTTCTAAAAACACCTGAACCGTGGGCGAAACATTCGTATTTGCTAATTGAATATATCTAATAATTCTAAGATTCGCAGGAATCGTTACATATCTATTTCCAATGGTTAAGTTTGAAGTATCATAAAATCTATTGTCATCGTTATCTGCTTCTCGATAAATTTTATTTTCCGCATTTCTAATGAAGGTAGCAATAACAGAATCAGATAGAACCGTGCTATCTACTTCGGTATAATTTCTAATATCAGTTTGTAAATTTGCTAAAGTGTAAGCCATTATGGTCTATCGTTTACGGGACCACCGAAAACAAAATATCCTCCTCCTGTGCTAGTTGATGTTGCAGTATTAACTAACGTAATTGTAAATTGATTACTAACTGTTTCCGTTGCAGGTTGTCCAGGATAATTAATGGTCTCATCAATTTTAGTAATGGAATAAGAACCATAGACCTTGGCACCACTTGTATGAGCAACAGCCGTTGTACTCGCTGGAGTTTTTCCATACGAAGGTGCTGCTGTTCCTCGAGTACATCCTGTTAAATCATTAGTTGATTTTCCTGTGTATTGAATCGTTTCACTATTATAAAGTCCTGTCGTCGCATTCGTTGAAATAATCACGATGTATCCTGAAGTAGGAAAAGCAGATGCATCGGTTAAGGTAATAGTTGTAGCACTATCTGTAATAGTTCCATTCAATGTTGTATTTAATTCAAAAGTAGAAATACTAACTCCACCCACGAGTTCTTTAACTTGATAAAATCTTACTGCATCTCCCGTAGATCTTCCATGCCTGTCTTCTGTAACAGTAACGCTTGTACTACTTCCTGTTGTTACAAAAGGATTGTCATTTAAAACACTTGGTGTAAAAAAAGCTGTTCGTTGAGGTCTTGCACGTTTTAAAGCCTGTGGATCAGCGCTTGTAGGTTTTGGTTGAAGCTGGGGTTGTTTAGGCTCATATTCAGAAGTATGGACCCATGCTCCCGTCCACTCTTTTACCATTTCCAAATAAGGAAAAGCTTGACCACTTCTATCTGAAATAGCTAAAGAATGTTTTCCTGTTGCAAATTTTGTCATAATTAACTCGCCGTTGGGTAATAAGATGCTGGTGTAATATAAGTACTCGTTGGAGAACCATCTTCTTTTAAAGCTCTTGCTAGTTCATCTTCGTATAATAATTTTAAAGCCTGTGTTCTGTCAATAGCGTATTTTTGTGCTAACATAAATGCTAGTCCTGATATCATAGCAGGAACAAATCTATATGGAATATCCGCAGCATTGGTATAAGCTCCGGCATCTTGAATTCTTTTTACGTAATAATAATTTATTTTATTTCCATCTTCTGCTGAACCTGGAGTTAAATATAAAGTCATAGTAACTTTATCAATAAATCTTTGAACCCAATACTGAGTAGGTGTACCCTTAGAAGTTTTATTTGAAAAAGCTTGATAGGTTGAACGATCAATTTTAGTTAAAGGTGCATCAATATTATTAGAAGTAATTCTATAAGAAGCTTCTAATATATCTGCGGCACCATAAACCGCAGTAGCGTCAGAGGTACCATCCCCTGTAGAACGATACATAGTGTAAGCTGTTTGACCATCAACTAAAGTAAAAGAATTATTAGCAACTTCCCAATAATGAATTCCTCGATTTCCCCATTCCTGAAAAAGAATATTTAAAGATCTTCTGGCTGCTTTTAATTGGTAACCTGATACTGATTGTACTCCACATCTTTCATAAGCTTCTTCTATTATTTCATCGACAGAGAAGTTTTTCCCAAAAACATATGTGCCGGAAGTGGTATTAGCCATTTATCCTCCGTTAATAATATTTAATCCATTCAGAAATAATTGAATATATATCTCCACTTGAATGGCCTGGAATTACTATGTTAACATCTCCATTAGCATTTCCTCCAGTATTAGGATTTACAAGTCCTCCAATGGTACTGAAATTCTTATCATCGTATCCAGCTAAAACTAAAAAAGTTTCATCACCACCGGTGTTTTCCCACTGAAGTGTTGCACTATCAGCTACAGCAGTAGTTGAAACATTAAACCAAATTTTATTTAAAGCAATACTAGTGCAAGGTTGATTTTGTTTACCTGTAGCCAAATCAGAAACATTAATTATAGTTGTTCCCCCTGTAGTAGAGCCACCTGTATTATCTATCTGAAAAGAATAGATAAGTTTTCTGTTTCCATCAAACTGTGTGTTAATTGTTGGTGCGTAAGCCATTTTTCCTCCTATTAAAGAGTGGGGTCATTACACCCCACTCAGAGTTAATTAGTTAGTGTTGTTTATACCTTGTACATAGTCAACATAAATTATTGCTTCACCCGCACTCGCAACCGAAGAGGTTTGAGTACATGTAATAGCCAATAGTTTGTCGTTTTCATACGGAGTCGTGTCACTTCCAGAGACATTCAAGATATTTTTTGTCTGTGAACCTGTAGCAACATCTAAGTCCACTGGCATATTGTAATGCCCGAGTCCTTTGATATCTCCAGTTACACCTGCAAAATAATCCATATCTAATGTCCAAGTGTCTTGAGCTGTATGTTGGTTTGCACCAAATTCAGCTGTTAAATTTCCACCTGGATTAAACGCAACAACATTCAGCCATCTTAGTCCAGTAATTCTAGACCAAGCGGGAATATTAATATTATTCGCTAAGTTTTTATCCACTGTAGATGAAGTTTGACTTAAAGGGTATCCGTTAAAAGGCGATTGACATAAAAATGTTATGGTATCGCTAATTAACAGTCCAACTTTACAACCACCAGATAATGGTGCAGCTGAAAAAGTAATACTCGTCAAAGTATTAAAAGCCCCAGTCGAATGGGCTACTCCTGCGTCTGCTAAAGAAACGGTTTCGCTTAGAGCCTGATTAAAAACATCAGTACCTACTACCGCTGCAGTTGTGCTTGCTGTTGCATCCGCACCTGCTGATGTGAATGCTATAGTCATTGCATGTTTATTTCCATTGATAGAGATTCCTGAAACATCTGTTTCTAATAATGTTTGCGCGCCAGATGAAGTACTAGCGGTAACGAATCTGTTGTCATCAACAGTAAAGTTTACTGAAGTATAGTCAAAATAGAAACTTTGTGTATTCGTAACAAAGCCAACATTTCGTACTTTACCGGGGGTAAACTCAGTCCCTGTGTTTTGCTGAACGTTACCTTCATTGATAGGTCCCGCAAAGTTAGTTCTTGCCATGATTAAATCCTCCTAGTTAATGTGGATATCATCTCTAGGCCGTCGACTATACGCGTTGATACCCAATATATTAAATTAATTGTATAGTGATTTATTTATATGATAGTTTTGAGTAGAGTGCAAGAGATCCCTGCATAAAAGTACGATTTCAGCGATGTGGCGTTTATCTAAGTAGCCACAGAAACTTCGGGGGCAGAACTCCTGATTGCATTTTCTCTGTCTGCAATTTTACGTTCCTCAAGTTTAATCTCAGTAATAGTACTTTTAATTGCACTATCAATTTCGACCATATCCAGAGTATATTTACCACTTTGCTCATACTCCAACTGCCACTTCAACTCCAAGGACCGTTTTTGTTTGTACAGGTCTTGTACCATCAACAACCTCCTCATAGGTTATTCTACGAGTATCCCTAAACATTCCCGTTGATTCCCACTTTATAGACTTTTCTCCTATTTTGTCAAGGACTGCTTTTTCAATAGATTTAACATTATCCTCCGCTAAAACCTCAAATTTAGCGTGATAATCGTAAGCCCAAATGTTTACTAGGAATTTTCTCATGGATTTTTCTTTCTATTTTTAAATTGGGGCGAAACTATGTTCGCCCCAAAATTTTTTAGTTATTAAGCACCTTCAACGCCAAATATTCCTCTAGGGTCGGATACGCCAAAAACGTATCTTTCTCTAGCTTTATATCTAACATTTCCAGTATCGAAATCGCCTTCCATCTTAGTTGTAAGAGGAGCTCTGTCGAAATGCTTCATTCCATTAGGAACATCAGTGATAATGTACCAAGCATCCGTATCTGTTAGGTAATTATTCACTCTATAACCTTGAGGAATCATACCCATAGAAACGATTGCGTTGATGTCATTGTCCGCTGTTCCAACTCTACCTTGAGATTTCATCAATCTTTCAGCAGTAAATTGAAGCGCAGAAGGAATAACCATTTTAGTTCCTTTGGCTGCAACTTTTAAACCTCTTTCATCAGTCATAGCAGCGATATCTATCAGTGCTTGTTCTAACGAAGTTTCGTTTAAGTCTGCTTGAGTAGTTAGAGTGTTTTTGAATGTACCCGCAATTGTAGGGTGTGCCGTACTGAACAAAGAAACCCCGTCACCGGAGTCGTAATTGTCTGTAGTTGGCAATCCTTGAATTAGCGGATTAACAGCTTTAACTTGTTTAGTGTTAGCCATCGATCTTGCTAAAGCTTTCGTATAACGAGAAGCAAGTCTGTCATAAAGGTTGTCTTCAATAGCTTCCTCAGTGATTGCAAATGCGAGAGCAATAGTCTCCATTGTGTATCTTGCTGTGAAAGTTTCTTGTGCATTGTCAAAAGTAACCGCCGAACCTTCTGGCTTAACTCTTGCTTGTGCGAAACCCGATAACATAACTTCTTCTTCAAAAGCTCTGTCGGATGACTCTGTTACGT